CAATGTCCCAGTCCGGACCAAAGGTCTGCTGAAACATCTGAAAGTGTTCATCCAAATCTTTGAAATACTGATCCTCAGATTGTTCGTGCGCAGCCCCTGTTGCTACTTTGTTAAGAATGATCTTATTTCTGGCATCATCCTTATCAAGATAGTAGTTGTCGCATATCAGAACTGGTTTCAGGTCATTTTTATAGAGCTTGTCAAAATATAATTTCTGAGAATTGAGAACTTTGACATCAATTCGCTCTGCCTTGTATTCAGATAAATCGACTTGGAAGAATATATCGTCGAATGAGTGAATGAGTCCAGATTTTAATTCAGGAGCCGGAGATTCGGGAGAACCGGAAATGCTCAATATATATTCTGCGGAGAGTTTACCAAACACCAGCACATTTCCCTCGCCATATTTTACCAAATCGTTAATGTCAATGGTTTGATCTTCGCTATCAACCATGATAGTTTTTTGTATGCGGAGAAGATTTTGGAGTCCCTTCTGTGTCTGCACATAGACTTTTGCGTCTATTTTATCCTCTCCGTCAACAAATGTCAGCGAGTAGCCGAATACAAATTTCATTTCAGCTGCTTTACATTCTTTCTGGAGAGAAAAGAGTGATGCCATTGTATTTCTATCACATACACCAATAGCTGTTTGTCCGAGATGCTTGGCTTTCTTTACCCACGCACTCGGCATAAAACTACCGTTGAGCAGTTCGTAAGGAGTATGTACCCCAAGATTAACAAAAGGGACATGGTGTTCTGCCGGTACTCGCTCTCCTATATATTTGAGAATGTGCATTTTGAATGGTTCCCGTATATCGGTATAATACCAGCAGTCTCCGAACTTGAAAACAACATAGCAGATATTGTCATTCAGCAGAACTTCTGGGTCCTCCATGCAGTTAAAAATTAGTTCTGCATTATTGTCATATCGAAAAATGGAGTTGACATTCTCCATATCCTGAAAAAACGCAAGACCGAAGCCGGGAATTTCAATGAGATCATCCTCGACTATCTTGTATTGTATTTTGTTGGTGTTTAGCCAGTTTGTTAGTTCTTCCATATTATATAGTTTGCATCTTAAATTCGTTAGGTGTTTTCAGGCCAGAGGCGAACACATCATAGATGGTCCAGAAATCAGCATCATCCCAGTCTTTGGAGCCATCCGGAAGACAGGCAATAAAAATGTCGAAATACTCGGAGAGGATGGCGGCTGTTTTGATGATTGATTCTCGCGCATCGTTATCATAACCTATGACGACAGTTTTAACCCCTTTACTTTGGAGCTTATATATTTGGGTCTGAGAGATTTTCTTGCCGAATGATGCAACAGGAACTATTCGATGATTGTCGTACAAATCAAGCTTTCTTGTCAAAGCGATAGCATCGAATATGCCTTCAACCAAAACTACTGTATCGGTCTCATCTTCAATTACAGCATCATAGTTATACAATAACTTCACAAAATCATTATCTGTGCTGTTGTTGTAGCGCCGGATTTCATATTTCCCATTTCTACGAGCTTGGATATTGTATTCATCAATCATATCCTTGTTCCAGATATGACGCGATACATAGCCCACAGTATCTCCATTGTCGATAATCGGGAATACTACATAGTTGTCAAACTTAAAGTTAAGACCTCTGGTAGTGCCAACTGGGAAATAGGTATAATCATCTACAGTGAACCCACGCTCTTTCAGATATGGGTTCCTATAGCATCGTTTCCACCCTTCCGGCATATTGATTACGATAAGCTCATCATCAATTTCATCTTCTTCCAGTTTATAAAAGTCAGGAATATCGAGAGGCTGAAAGGACGCCTTTTCCTCAATCATCAGATCTGGACGACCTATCAGATCGAGTAAATCTTTAAGCTCTTTTGTAGTATGTCCGCACTTGAAACAGTGCGACATGAAAGGCTTTTTCTTGTTTGTTTCAGGGCCAATATAAATACCGAACTTACCACCCGATTTTCCACATGAAGGGCACGTTGGTACAATTATATTTTTCCCACTACCGTCTATGTGGCCGTGAGTTTCGGCTATCAGTTCTTTGATAAGCCATTCTTTTTCTTCTCTGGAGATATACATGGCTTATCCTAATCTACTAAGATTTAACGAGCGGGCGCGGTCGAAGAAAATTTCATGGTCGTAATCTGTTGCAATGCGGAATACCTCTCCTTTCTTAAAGAAGCGGCTCTTTGCAATGTTTATTCGCATGGTATTCTCCTTGCTCTCATTAGTTGTCTGGTTGAGCGTGATGAGATGTGTCAGAGGTCTGCTAAGACCTTTGGCTTCTGAACAGTTATATTCTGTCAGGACATATTTTTCATCGTTGAGCTTTTCACGATCTTCAATGGTTGACTGATAGGTTACAACCATCCATAACTTTTCATCACCAGCAATATCCTTTAGATTGTTGGCAACCTCAATTACTTCCAGGCGCTTTTCTTTGACACCAAACCGAGCTGATTGAGGGAGGTGTACCAAATCCATTGAGTCAATAATCACGACATCAGGCGTGGTCCCGGTAATCTTTTTGAAATCTTGAATGGTCTTATATATATCGGTAGTAGTAACCCGATTGCCAAAACGTGAATATGATTTGACATACAGTTTGCCGGATATTTCTTTTAGTTCTTCAATTGTACTCTGAATATCCTCATCAGAAATTCGACCATTACTGAAAGCATAAGCAGAGCAGCCGATTAACGAGGCTGAATATGCGTCAACCACTTCGTCTCGACTACCCTCCAGCTGAATATGAAGGACATTTAACCCGCTGAATTGACATGCGTTGCGGCCAATCCAACGAGCAATATGACTTTTACCTACACCAGTCGATGCAAGGAAACAAGTCATCTGCCCTCGTAAATCTCGCCCGCCATTACGTTTATCAAGCTCATCTATATAAAATGAGTTAACCGGGCGCCGCATAGTTTCATCCGCTTTCTTAGAGCGGTTAGCTCGTAGATTGTTGTCAAAATCACCAATAACATTGACAAAATCCTGAGAACCCAGACCAAAGGAATCAGACCATATAGTATATTGCCTGAGACCTTCGTATGCTTCGTCTAATCGTTGCTTATTGTAAAGTTCGCCTACTTCTTTGTAGACCTTCTGGAAATGCACCTGACGGATATAAGCTTCCAGTTGTCGAACACACTCATCAGTGGAGAGCATACCTGACGTGTCGTATATGTCATCGAGCAAATTCATCGCACCCTTTGAACGTGATAAAGATTGCTTTACCATACTGAACGAAGGGCATTTGCGTGATGTCCGAAACAAACTCTGGAGGGCCTTATGTAAGGCTTGAAACTCTCGGTCAGGGAGGTGTTCGGGACGAATATGCTCACAAACAATACTGAGGATATACTCGTTTTTGAAACAAGTATAATATAAGTCCATCAAGAACTCATCCGTGAGTAGTTCATTTGTTTGAGTTGTTGCCATTTTCAATTCTGATTCTGTATAGTTCCGGGAACTTTATTTCGGTCTCCTTTTTGCACTCGTCAATGAACTGACAAGTTCTACAAGCTTCTGACTGAGGGCTCCAACCCATTGTGCTGGCCTGACACATGACAAAGCCGCTACGCTGATTATGGAGTCTGAATTTACGAGCTTCCTCACTCGGCATATAGATGTACTCTGCCAATGGATGCTCACTGGAAACAGCTATCAATTGAAGAAGATCGGCACGAGACAAATCCTTTGTCGCTAACCATTCATTCTCATAATGGCGCTGTCCTCGTTTACTTGTAGAAAAATGTGATAAGGAAGCTTTTCCGAATGTGGATTTCACCGGCAACCGTTTCTGCCGGTAGATGTAAGCTATAAAAATACTCACATCTACCAGGCGTTCTTCGGTCACAGAACCAAACTTCTCAGTCATCAGACCGAGGAAATTGGCAAGTGTTTTTTGGGTTGCCCCACCACCCGAAAATTTGAAGGTGGGGTCAACCAATCGCTTTATGATTTCCGTATAGACGGTTTTGAGTTGTTTAATCTGTCTTTTTTGTTCCATTGCGGTTCAGCTTCTTCATCAGTGTTCGACGAGCAAGAAACAGCCTGGACTTTACGGTATCAATATTGCGAGATTCTAATCTGCCCTTCTTGTACTCTATCTCAGCTATCTCCTTCAGGGAATACCCGGCTTCTTGAAGGATTAGGGCGTCTCGATGAATTGGGTTTAATGAATCGAGAGCTTGGATGATGTCGTCATTGTAAAACTGTCGCCAGTTGTGTTCATCCATTAGGTTGGCTGAGGGCCGGTCAAAATCAACAATTTCGCCGCCACTCAGATCTCCAACCTCATGGTCGTTGTCTCTCAACTCTTTCTCTCTTGCACGGCGCTTCTCATGTTCGATTACATGGCGTTTCGTGCATATATGAATCCATGTCATTATGGGCTTCTCAGGGTCGTATGTTTCAATTCCCCGGTAGAGATTAGTGAGAACCAGCGAATAGTTTTCTTTGACTGTAGCTGGGGAGGCACTATACTTCATACAGAGCTTATAGACTAAGTTGAAGTAGGGCTTGATGTATTGGTCAAATAGTGCGTTGCGTCGCTTTGCAGTTTCGGGATTTAGTTCATACTCTCGCCTTGCGACTTGGCTTTCTTTTGTTCCCACAGTTGAGCTACCTGGATCTTGAACATATCGTATGCAGATTTACTCAACTGTTTCTTAGAACAATACTGTCGCCAGCAATGGTCGTAACGGATGAATGTTGCCCGAACTTCCTCGTCGGACGGTTGATTAGGCTGGGCTAAGAACTCGTAAAACCCGCCGAGCATATCAACCAGTTTGGCAGAGTGTGCTTGCGCCGCTCTTTTTTGCCTTCTCTTGATACTCATAATTTACAAACTGTGTTTGATTTGGGTGATAATGTTATACTATATTGAATTTGCGGCAGAAGTAGTAGAAGATGTGAGTTGCATCGGCCTCGTTATCGTCGATTGGATTGATGGCCCAACGTTTGATACAGAACTCAATCATCTTTTCTTTATCTGCCTTTCCATCGCCGGTAGCCCATTTTTTGACTGATTTGGGGTTAATGGAGATTGGCTCCGGGAGGTTGAGTTCATCGCATATCTCAAAGAGGATGCCTCTGAACTCTGCAAGTTTTACTGAAGCTTTGAAACCACCTTTAGCGGTGCCAGCACTGACATCTTCAACCACCACTTGCTTGATTCGGTGTTCTTTTATAAAAGCCATCACTGTATCTCTGAAGTCTTTGTGCTGTTTGTTGTTGTTGCGATATTTAGCCTCGGTAAAATCCCAGGTACCACTTCCGTGTATAGAGTGATAACCGGTATGGGTCGCTATATCGAGACTGAGTACATCTGCCTTAGTCAGTCGAATTTTCTCTCCTTCATAACTGATTTCCATTGATTAAATGAATGATACTCCGTTTTGTTTATTGACTATCAGCCGGTGGCTATAACCCTCGCTAAC